TGCCAGGGTTACGGTGACATCGCCGGTTCCCGATAAAATAAGGTCCTGGTTGATGATACTGCTTTGCGCCAGGCGAAACCCTTCTGTGACGGCTTTCGCCAAATCGTCATCAAGTGTGGCCATTCGTGAAGTCCTTAAAATAAAAAACCCAGCCGGAGCTGGGTTATAAGGGTGAGGTGAGGTTATGGGCTGGGGTCAACTGCCTGAGTAGTCAGAAAAGTTTGGGGTGTTTCTCTTGGTGATTAAAACCATGGATGGCTGCATACCCATAGAGGAGTTACCGTTACTTCCCCCCTTAAGGCCGACACGTATGGTGATGGGGCCAGAATTGGCAGGAATATCCAGGCTCGCCGTAACGGGTACGTAACTGTTTACCTTGCGTTGGCTATTGTTCGGGCCGTCGAATAGAACTTTTAGCCCGAGGGGCGCTGAAGTAATATCTCGTCCGTTTATGCTGATGTAGGCGTCCACATCAGCGTTATACGTATCGCTGTTGTTCCATACGACGAACGTGGGAACCGCGATAGTAACATCATACGGAACGCGCCCCGCCCAGGTTACTTGCCGGTAAAAGTCAATTGATTTACCAGGGTCCCCCGCAAAACTGCCCCCAGGGAACGAGAACATGTTAACGACGTCACCGACGATTCTATTTGCATAAACGGTGCCTTTGAAATCGCCGTCTGTAGCGTAAACCGTACCCCGGAACTCTCCATTGGTGGCGTAAACTGTCCCTCTAATTGTCACGCTATTGAAATAGGCAGAGCCGTCTTTTCTGATGCACCAACCGCGTCCATTCGGATCCCATGGCCCAAGGTCGTTCCAGTCGCTGGAGCTGATCTGGAACCCAATTTTGGCGTTATCAATCGAGCCATCCTGGATGAATGCCGAGCGCAGGAACATCTGCCCGCCGGTTGCCGCAAACACCAGTTCCTGCCCTCTGGTCGTCGGGTTATAAACCGCGAACGTATCGGCAGAAATCAGGAAGTTTGAGGCCCCTGTGCCGTCAATGCCCAGCTGGATACCCGCGATGCGCTTAACACCGTTCGCCTCCACCTGGACTTTAACGCCCCACTGCGCGGAGAGCTTGCCGTTGATATCAGCAACAGCCTGGCTGGTCGTCTGCACATTGGCATTAGTTTTCCCAATAGACGCTGTGACCTGCTCAATGCTGATCGCGGTAGCGCTCCCCAGATCCGTAACGGCTTTATCAATGCGCGTAATGGCGGCAGCGTTGGTCTGGCCGTTTTGCTCAACAGTGGCCTTAAGCGTCGTAACCTGCTCAGCTACAGCGCTTGTGGCATCCGCGGCGGTCTTCTTGGCCTCGGTGATCTCGGCCATCGTTTTGGTTTCGCCAACGGCAAACGTGACGCGCTGATCTGAAAACGCAAAGAAGTTGGCAATGGCGTTGCTGACGCTACCGACAATGCCTGCGTCGCGGCTGGCCGTGTTACCGTCCACATCCACTTTCAGGCTGTCGATACGGCGACCGAGCGCGCTGTCTGCATCCGTGCGGGCCGTCGTTTCCGTGCTGATGTCCGCCGTGTTCTGGTCGGTGGTAGCCTTGACCGCAGCCAGCGCGGTAGTCTGCGCTTTGTTGTTATCAGCGACGGCTTTATCGATGCGCGTGATATCGCCGGTATTTTTCCCGACGGTGGTCTGCAGGCCAGACAGCGTAGTAGCCTGCGCCTCCTGCTCAGTCGTCAGCGTTGCCAGTTCCTGCGTCACGCTGGCTTTGTTGGCATTAACGGTCGATTCAAGCGCCGTCCGGGCTGTCACCTCCGCTTCCTGCGCCGTGATGCGCGCCTGGCGTTCGGTGTAGAGCAAGCCCGAGGCCAGCTTCGACGGGTCATCACCGATGTAGCCGCCACGGATCTGCGCCGCCAGCGTCTCGCGCGCTGTGGCTTCCGCCTGGTCGCCAGCAACACGTGCTGTCGTTTCCTGCTGCAGCGCCGCCATACCCGCGCCGGGCGTAGGCCGTCCGAGCGCCACCCAGTCAATCAGGTAGTAGTTTGTCGCATCCTGCTTAGTGGACAGATCCAGCCTGAACTGATTCATCGTGGCTTCAGTCAGCCAGGGGATATTGTCGAACTCAAGCGTGGCGATCCCGTTGGCGTCGTATGCAGGCTCGCCGACAGTGAGCATGTTGGTGTCGTTGAAGCCACCGGTACCACGCCACCGCAGCTGCCCCGCCCAGCCCGGCGCCCCGAACTTCCTGATGCGCATTTTAACGAAGCGATAGGACGACGAGTTAACACCCAGTGAGCCGGGAGACGCCACCCAGGGATCGGTGGCATGGTTCGCCGGGCGTATCCAGCCGTCAACAAAGGTCGGGGTCCCGTTCCCGGTCCAGCCCTCCACTGTCGAATCGAAATACCAGATTTTGAGTGGATCAAACTGTGCGCCAGTACCCGCAGAAATCTGCGCCATCATCTGCGCCAGTGATTCGGTGGTGGTCTGGATCGTCTGATTGACGTTACTGATATCCGCGACGCGCGCGTTCTTTTCGGTCAGCAACGCCTGGCCACGTGCTGCCGCTTCGTCGGTGATGGCTTTTTTACGGTCCGTGACCTCCTGTGCCAGGCCCGCTTTGGTTGCCGCCGACTCTGTCGTAACTTTGCTGATGTCGTCGCGCGCTGACTGAATATCGTCGCTGAGATCGGCGATGTCCGAGGTGAGTTCCTTATACGCATCGGTCTGTTTGATCTGGTTATCGATATCCACCAGGTAATCAGCTGCAACCGAACTGCTGCTGCCCTGAATGAAGTCAGTCCAGGCTGACTGGTTACCGGTACGGTCGACAAGCCGCGCGCGGTACCAGAATCCCACCCCGGCTTTCAGGCCCAGCTGCTGATACATGTGTTGTGGATAAGGCACATCCGTAAGCAACATCGCATTCGTGCCAGCTGCATCCGTGGAATACTGAATCTCCGTCTGCAGGGTATCCGCTGTATTTGCAGGAAAATCCCAGTCCAGCTGTACACCCCAGAGTAATGGCGTGGTCCGAAAGTTAACGGGTACCGGTGGCGCTCCTGTTTTACCTGTTAATGTGACTTCCAGCGATGTGGCCCAGCTCGAGGAAATCTCAGCTGCATTGATGGCCCGGACGCGCACCAGATAGCGACCGGCATAAATGGCAGCCACCTCAAACGAGGTGGTGGAACTGCGCGGTACGTTTACCCAGTTTCCGTCATTGCGGCGCCACTGAGCCTCATAGGCAATGGCGTTCGGTGCCGGGTCCCAGCTGGCGCGCATGGTTTCGATGCTGATCCCCTGATTCACCATCGAGTAGGAGCTGATGACAATGTTTCCCGGAGCGAACTGGTTACCGGGAGGGATCATGCTTACCGGACGCTGGTCAATGATGGCGCCAGTATCAATGCGGGCATACTTGTCTGGATCATGCCATGCTCCGGCAATCGAGAATGTGCCATCGTTATTATCTTTGACGCTTATAACCCGGTACTGCTGGGCGTAGAGTTCGTCAGATTCCACTACCCAGACGCTTTCGGCCTGCGGCGTTTCGCTGTATGCCGTGCTGACCGTTACGGCCTTGCCGTTTACCGCCTGAATGGTACGGCTCTGGGATGCCCCGGAAGGCAGGTTCAGAATCAGGCGATTCCCTGCAGTGGCATCCGGTGCACGGTCCAGTGTGATCACCCGGCCATTCACCGCGCTGATTCGCCCGCCGGTGACCTTCCCTGACAGCATTTCATCAGCGACGGCGATGATGTACCCGGGCTGAGGTATGTTTCCATCCAGACCAACGTTAAACGATACGATGCGATCCTTGTTGTTGGTGAGAATGCCCCAGCGGCCTTTACGGTTCGCCTCTGACTGCCGGGTGCAGCCGATGGCCGTCATTTCCAGCTGATTAAATCCGTAGCGCGCCACCAGCGCCTGCTCAAACACAGGTTCCATCGCGTCAGCGTAGGCGTTAGCGGGATCGGACCAGGACACCAGCGCTGTGGTATAGCGCGTTTTCGTGGTGCTGCTGGCGTAGGTAAAGCGGCCTTCAATGACGTTGGCGCGGGTGTAGCTGTAATCCACATCCCGGGGCATATCTGCCAGGGCCACGATCTGATCGCCGCCCCAGTACGTCATGCCCCGGAATATGGCCGCAAAGTCACGAAGAACGGTATAGGCGTCGTTCCGGTCCTGAATGTATACGTTGCAGATGTACCGCGGCTCGGTACCACTACCGCCCTTACCGTCCGGTACCGGCTGATCGCAATACTGGGCCACCTGGTACAGCATCCATTTGTCGATATTCGCCGCCGTGAGCCGGTGGCCTAGGCCGAACCGGTCGGATACAACCAGGTCGTAAAAAATCCACGCCGGGTTATCGGTCCACGCCCACTTAAACGCACCGGTCCAGGTACCGGTGTAGGTGCGGGTTTCCGGGTTGTAGGTGTCAGGTACGCGGATCACACGCCCGCGCGGCTCACAGGAGATCTGCGGGATAGAGCCGTTAAACTGGCTTGAATCGAATTCGATGTACAGCAGCGCGGTGTTCGGGTAGCGCAGCTTGGCGTCGATCACTTCAGTGAAGCTCTGAAGGGTCATCGTGTCGCCGATCTTCGCGCTGTTTGCATCAGCGGTCAGCTTGCGCAGGCGAATAGTCCAGGTGCTGCCCGCCTGAGGCAGATCGATACGGTGGCTGCGCTCATAGCCGGATGTGGTTTTACCGGTCACGCTGGTATTCAGCACCGTCTGCCAGGCTCCCCCATCGGTCTGCAGGTCAATCGCATAGCTAACCGAGTTACCGACGAGATCGCCGTCATTTTCCTGTTTGAACAACGAGGGCCATTTAAGGCGCAGACGAACCGCCGAGAGCTGGGCATTGGTAAACGTGCGCGTCCAGGCGGTGGCACTTGATACTTCGGTACCGACGGTGATTTCGTTTTCTGTACCCGGTATGCCCTGGATATAGCTCTGTGCCTGGTTACCCGGGCGAAACTCCCACACCACCCCGCTAAAGTTTGGCGATCCGTCTGCGTTCTCCAGTGCGGTACCATCCAGATAAATATTTTTACCGGTGAGCTGGCCGGAGAACTCTCCCTCTCCCAGAGCTATCAGAATTTTGGCCTTCGCTACAGACTGGAGATCATCAGGCTGTTCGGTCGGAGTTCGTGAACTTGAGCTGCCGCCCTTTCGGCCTTTAATCGACATAAATGTTTCCATATCTCGCCCATAAAAAAAGCCGCTATCGCGGCTTAGTTATTTATGTAACGCTAGTCGAGAAAAGACTTAAGTAGTGAGTCAATACTATTATATTTTTCTGGTTGACCCTTTCCGTCTTGACTAACGTGCAGTGTATACGTTCCCGGCAATTGTTTCATTGCATCTTGCCGGAGTTTAGGTAGAAGATTCTCTTCGTAGTATTTTATTTTTTGCTCGAGGATATCTCTCTCTGTTCCAGAAAATGACCTAATAGATGAGCCGTTATCAGGGCGATCAAGACGTAAAACAACAGAATATTTTTTGTTATTGTAGGTAATGAAGATAACCCCATCTTGGCCAAAATCTGCGGGTGCGAAGTCTGTCAGGTTGACACTTATGAAGTTCTGACCGTTATAAATACCGTTGATGACTTTATCTTTATATTCGAGTTGAAGTCCCTGGGCTTCCAAATATGCCTTTAATTCATCCTTAATATTTCCAATAACTTCCAGTTTTTTTGGTTGCCAAAACACTCCCCTGCTCTCTACAAGTCGAGTCTCTTCCTGTTCTAAGTCAGTTAGTTTCATTCTTAATTGCAAAGACATTGTAACCTCTTACCTTATGTGTGTTTATTAAGATTACAAAATTCCATTAGTTATTTCCATTTTTATAAGATCACTGCTGATCTTCGACGTAAATGCCTGCGGAGATGATCGCGCCGCCGATGCGCCGACGTCCGTAAAGCAGGGGAACCGGATAACCCTGTGCTGCGGTGTTCGTTACGCCGCCGAACGCATATGAGGCACGGTTATCAGCATCCTGCTTACTGGCAAGTCCTGCAGGTTGAGGAGAAAGCATCTGGATCACACCACCAGCCATAAATCCGATACCAGCGGTAACCATCCCGCTTCCTATGACGCCACCAACTCCAGTCCACGATGTCATTACGCCAACAATTGCGCCTGTAACAACAAGTACCGCGCCCAAAACGGTTTGCAAAACCCCAGCTTTTTTACTTCCGATAACCACAGGCACAATACGAATCACATTTTCTGTAATTGGGTATCCCAGGTCATCTTT